ATGGATTATCATTTGGATTATCATTTGGATTATCAATTGACAGTAAAATATGTGGTTGAAATGAGCATTGAAGGGCAAAAAACCCCACTAAAACAGCATAAAAACCCCTGAATAACCGTCTTAATTGCATCCTGCTACAAAGTAATAATATATATAAAATACTGTAAAACAGTGCTTTTGCACGGTGATGCGTCAGTTGGTCACAAAAAAACATGTGTACTACTTCAGTTTTGTTCTTTCTTCAGCAACTCTTGTATAAGGAATGCCCTGTTTGTAGTCTTTTTTTAATTCAGAAATTTCTTTTCTAAGGTTTTTAATTTCTGTGTCTTTGTATTTTAACAATTCCTGCTGCGCATTCAGCAGGCTTTCACTAATCGTGTGCGTGGCGTTACTTTGATAATCTATATTACCAGAATTGCCAATAATCATAGGATTGGATCCCCTAAACAAAAAATTCGCATCCAGATCTTTAAAGACATTTAGGATGTTATACATTTTATCGCATCCGAAATTATGGCCGTTAATGATATTGCTGATCTGGCTGTCGGTTTCTCCTAATAAGTTACCCGCCTTTTTCTCGCTTAGGCCTTTATGTAACAAGAATTCAGAAAAGCGTGTGCCTAATGCATGTAAATTTGTTGAGGCTGCATCCTGTAGTGCTTCAGATTTCCGATCATTAAGCATTTCACCTTTACCAGTTAACAACCAACAAGAGTTTAAACGGGGATAATTTTCAACTATTTTAGTAAGCCATTTGGCTTGTATATCCGTGTTGTTTTTGATAGCACGGGATAAAACGCCCTTACTGGCTCCGATTTTGGCCTCCAAAAATGTAATCGTTACATTCTCATATTCAGCCACTTGCTTGATTCTATTTAAAATATTCTCCATGAGCGATGAAAATTATCACCATTACTTTTGGTGAAGTTGAAAATTATCTTCTATATTTGCTCAATAATTGAAACAAAAAGAGCAATGAACAAAGGAACAAAAAAAGCAGAATACAACCAGCACAATGTAGATGCGATTACAGCACTGGTTGAAAAATTTGGATTGTCCGCCTATTATATACGGCAAAGCGTGAACGGTAACCGCAATGGTGTGGTACCGGATAAGATCCGCAAGGAGTATAAAGAAATCTGCAAGCAGCTGGATGACGCTAAAACCAAAGCAGTGGAAAACTTTAAGAAACAATAAACAAATATTAACATGAAAAAGCTTATAAACAAAGTCCTGAGGTTCAGACGCACAGTATCCTTCATCTACAGCGAAAAGATGATACAGGAGGAATGGATCTTTTTCGGGACCTTCAAAATTGTAACCCAAAAAACTGCCTAAGCATGAGAATTATATTAATTGAAGATCCCAGGGAGGTAGGTAGTGCTAAAGCCTCCGAAAGTGAAAGAATCTTCCACACACTAAAAAAACTTGGATACAAAGTTGAGACTACTGGAACTCCAAAGATTTCAGCCGAACAGCTTCCCGAATCTTATTACGACCAACTTGTGCATCATAAACTCGCATACGGTGTGAAAGATCGTTTACAACCTTTGCGAAACGTTCGAGATATTCCTTTCTCAGAGTTGCTTCATCTTGAGCAGAAAGTGAATGATTTGCAAGTAGCATTACAGCAGATTCTAAAGCCTCTACCTGAGCGCGAAGCAGAACAATCTCTGTAACGGCAAAATCATGTTCTAAAGCATAATCATCTTCCATAAACTGAATTTTTTTGTTAGCACTTCAAATTTAGTTTTTTTCCGGCGATACGCTCCCAGTATTCTCACTGGTGCGGTTCGTAACCGCAGCCGGAACAATAAAAAACTTAAACTAATATGCCTCATTTTTGGGAACATACAAATAAAGTCGCTGTAGAGGTTTCGGAACTCGTTCCGGAATTCTGGAGTAGTCAAAACACACTTTCCATGGAGATCAGCCGTAATAGAGAAAGAAATTATGGCATAAAGGCACTTCAACGCGGAGGTGGGAAAAATCGCAAATTACTGATTGATTTCGATTCACTTCCTAACCACATACAGCAGCAGTTGGGTGACCCCCGGAATGTAGAACATAACCTGCTTTATTTCTACAAAACAGATTCAGTGGCTGTGGACTTTTACACCTCATTCTGCCGTCCGGATGGGTCTTACCTTAATCCTGATGAACAGCAAAGGTATATCACCAATGCAAGTGTACTGATCAGTGTTTTACAGCTGAGGCAAAAGCACCAGGCTGAAAGAATTAAAGTAGGAATGTCTTTAAAAGGTCTGAACAATTTCCTTTGTGATGAAAGCAATTCATTCAGCCGCTATTTGGAAAGCAAAAACCTGCCAACGCACAATCTGCCCACGCATCCGACCCGATTTAAAGAAGCTTTAAACGAGTTTGAAACGTCATTTAATCATAATAAACGGGAGTGGCCGTACAATTTCCTGTCGATCATCAAAGACGTTGCAGGGAAACGCAAACTGAACCCTCGGAAAGTGGATGATGTTACAGAATCCGTTCTGAACGGTCTATTCGCTAACATCAGCCATAAGCCTACGGTTACAGAGATTCACAGATCTTATGAAGCATTTTTAAGCGGTTATATACAGGTTTATAATGAGGATACAGGCGAAATTTTCAATCCTAAAGATTTTAAAAAGCTTTCGGAAAGCACGGTTCGCAACTTCCTCACGAAATGGGAAAATCAGGCGGCAACGCACAAGCAGCGTTCCGGGGACCGCCAGAAGTACATGCAGAAATTCAAACCATATCATCAGCTCGAAAGGCCAAAATTTGCCGGATCCCTCATATCAATTGATGACCGGAACCCACCTTTCAAAGATCTGGACGGAAACAGGGTTTGGTTTTACAACGGAATTGATCTGGCCAGTGAGTGTTTTACAGTATTCGTACACGGAAAGACCAAAGACGGAATTATTACTGAGTTCTACCGCCAGATGGTCAGGAACTACACCGAATGGGGTTTCAATCTTCCGGACGGACTGGAAGCGGAAAGCGCGTTAAACAGCAGTTTTACCAACACATTCCTTCAGGAAGGATATATGTTCCAAAACGTAAGAATTGAAGCCAATAACGCGCGCGGTAAGCGGATTGAACGTTATTTCGGTTCGCTGCGATACGAAGTGGAAAAACAGCGTGAAGGATGGTTGGCCAGACCGCACGCCAAATCAGAATCTAATCAGTCCGGCGCTGCCAAAGTTCCTCAGATTCCATATGATCAGATTGTTGAAAATGCGATTCAGGATTTGTTCGACTGGAACAACAGTCCGCACTCGCAGGATCCGTCTGTAACGCGTTGGGAATATTTCTTACAGAACCAGCATCCGGAACTGAAGCCTACCAATTGGAAAGCGATCCTGCCACACCTTGGATATCACACACAGACTTCATGTAACGCCGGATACATCAAACTTCAGGGCAAACCTCGTGCAATTGCACAGAACGGCGAAATCTGCACCGGTGAAAGTTTAATTACAGCTATGAAGGCTATTGAGGGCAGAGATATCGACGTTTACTGGCTCGATGACCATGCCGGGAATGTACTGAAAGCACTGGCATTCTGCGAAGGGAGGTTTATCTGTGAAGTTCAGGAAATGCCGAAATATAATAGAGCGGTCATAGAGCGTACCCCCGAATCTGAAAAGGCGCGTGAGATCCAAAGCAGCTATGTAGCAACGGTTGAGGCTTTCATCAGAAAACAGGAAAAAGCACTGATGAAAGTTAGCATTTACCAACAGCCAAAGCCGGTACCGCAAAACGGATTTTTTATCCCTGGAATGAACTTAAAAGGGTTCAGACCGGAGCCTGAAACGGTGGAAGTCATTGATACAGATGAACAGGAGAAAATGGCTGTGGTGCCGTCCACCAGTTGGAAAAACTCATTTTTAAATAATCATTAAAACTCACAACAATGGAATTATCAATTGAATATAAGCAGCAGGTAAGAACAGCACTACTGGAACGCCGCCCCAACTTTGGCGGAACGGACGGACAGTTTGCTAAGATCTACGGAATTAACGGTGCGGTCTTCAGCAGGCTGAACAAAGGCGAAATTGAAGGTCTTATTTCACCGTCTCAGTGGCTTCAGATCGGTCGCGAACTGGGTATAAACAATAAAAAAAGCAGCTGGAAGGTCGTGCGCACAAAAGTGTATACAGAAATAGAAAGCAGCATCCAGTTCTGCCAGACTTTTGCGCGCTCCATGGTGCTGGTGGATGCCTGTGGTATCGGTAAGACTTTCAGCGCGAAAAACATCGTGAAAACCATGCGCAATGCCTTTTATATCGACTGTTCCCAGTCCAAAAGTAAGCAGCTGTTTGTGCGCCATTTTGCTAAAACACTAGGTATTGATAACAAAGGCAAATACATCGACGTAAAGGAAAACCTGAAGTATTACATCAATCAGCTCGAAAACCCGGTGTTTATCCTGGATGAAGTTGGAGACTTGGAATACACTGCCTTTCTGGAACTGAAAGAACTGTGGAACGCGGCCGATGGAACTGCGGGATGGTTAATGATGGGAGCTGATGGATTAAGAAACAAGATCCAAAAGGGAATCAATAATAAAAAGGTAGGCTTTGCTGAGATCTTCAGCCGCTTTTCTGATGAATTCATACAGCTTACACCTAATGGTGTACTGGACAGACAGGCATTCTATAACGAATTGCTTACGCAGGTTGCAACCGCAAACCACACCGGATCCCAACCGGTTGAAACTTTGGTGAAACAATGCCTTAAAAAAGAAGCTACGCTGCGGCACCTGGAAACGCTCATTAAAATTTCTGCATAAGTATGAGGACCTACACAGTAAGCAACATCCTGAACAGGAAAATGAAAACGCTGGTGCTTACAGGAATCTGGCTTACCATATTCGGGGAGCCGGAACGCACAGGCAAGGTCTGGATTATCTATGGTGAAGAAAAGCAGGGAAAAACATGGTTTGCAATGCTGTTCGCTCAGTACCTGAGCACACTTGAAGCGGTCCTGTACATATCAGCTGAAGAGGGTCTGGGCCTCACCTTTCAGGAAGTGATCCAGCGGGCCAATTTCGACCCTAAAAACAAGAAGTTTAAAGCCTACGGGTACTTACCACTGGCTGAACTTCGGGAGGCCCTAAAAAAGCGTTATGCACCGAAACTGGTTTTCATAGATAACGTGACTTTTTACAGTGACGAACTGAAGAACGGCGGGTTTCAGGAACTGATAAAAGAAAATCCGGATAAGATGTTTTTCTTTTTAGCTCATGAAGAACGCGGCGAACCGTACACCGCTACTGCAAAGATGATCAAACGAATGGCAGACAGAATAGTCAGGGTTCAGGGGTTGGTAGCCACAGTAGGCGGCCGAACCACCGGCGGACAGTTCATCATAGACCAGGAGAAAGCAATGATCCTTCACGGATCTGAAATAATAAAGTAACACAACAATTCACAACAATGAAGAAAGTTAACCAAAACCCGAACCGCCTGCTGGTAAAAAAGGCACTGGGTTACAATGACTGGGGTTACGACAACCTGATACATCAGTTTTTCGTTACCTGGTGCGAAGCAATGGCCCTGAAGTTCTACCACCAGGACCGGAACCTGATTACGAATGAAAGCCTGTTCGCTTACTATAAAAAGCAATGGCAGATCCTGGTTGAAACCAGAATGATTTCTGAGTACGGCGGTTACATGATGAACCACCTGCCGGATGCGGAACAAACGTACTACAAGTACCTGTATGAATTTGCCATGGAGCTCGAAAATTATTATCCGGCCTCACTGCTGAATAAGTCTAAACCCAAAGTGAAAACAAAACCTAAATATCATTTCGACCTAAATTAAAAATTATGACAGAAGAATTAAAAGCCGAAGTAAAATCGGTATTACAAAAAATGAGCTCAGCAAACATTCCGGGAATCTTCCTGGCCTTTTCTGAAGAGAAAGTGATCAGCCTTAGAAACTGCTCTGATCAGCAAACCGCACAGCTGATTATAAACCAGGTTGAAAGCACTGACAGCATGAAAGAAGTATTTGTAGAGGAACTGGAAGCTTTAGCAGCGCGGGAAATTGAAACAGCACAAAGTGAAAAAACTAATTGAGACCATTAAACTATGGCTTTTCCCGCCATTCAGTTTTTAACACAAGATCAAACCTAAATAAACACTATTAAAAATGCACAATTCAGGAAACTACGGTTATGGAAACCTTAATCCAACAATGAACAGACGCCAACGCCGTCAGAAACCACAAAGAGAATTCAACAACAAAAAAGGAATTCAAATGGTTGTGGTGGGCAACTACAAATACAAGAAAGTATTTCAGCGGATTGGCAACAAAACAATTGTTCACACCATTTTAGTTCACCCAGTTTAATTTATAAGCATTAATACCAATGACTATAGACATTACCAACCTTTCACCAACCGAAAAAAAAGAATTTATCGCACAGGCGCGCGAGCTGGAAAAACAGGAAAAGGAACAGCGGGCAAAGGATATGCAGGCTTTGGAGGACATCGCAAAAGAAGTGGTTCCCGCCTCATTTGCATTACTTCAGGAAGCATCCGACAATCTGGCCAAAGCGAAAGCGCAGGTGTTTCGGGATTTCCGCGATTATCTGCTGCTTAAGATTGAAACCATGGGCGTAAAAAGCAATCAGCAAACACACACAGTCAGTTTCAACAATCAGTCTGTTAAGCTGGGTTACCGCATAACCGACGGTTATAATGATGATGCCGGCTACGGACTGGCAATGGTTCACCGCTTCCTGGGCACGCTGGCCAAAGATGACAATTCTAAAAAACTGATCGGTGCCCTGAACCGTCTGCTACAGAAAAACGGAAAGGGTGACCTGGACAGCAAAAAAGTACTGGAGCTTAGGCAAATCGCAGACCGTGATTATCCGGATACTGATTTGCAGCGAGGTGTTGAGATCATCCAGAACAACTACAGCCCCAAACTTTCAAAATGGTTTGTTGAAGCCTGGCAAGTGGACAGCACAGGCGTGGAAAAAAGCCTTCCGCTTTCCATTACCGCAGTAAACCTACCGGAAGATGTAGACCTTACTTTTTTACTGCCTAAAGAAGATTAAATTGAGCACCATTACCACCACCCAAATAACGCAGTTGCAAACAATATGCAGCGGTAAGTTCCGGAACCGCGAAGAGCGCTTAGAAGCCTTATCTGAAATGATGGGCGTGGAACTTAATTCCATTAAAGATTTAAGCCGGTTGCAGGCAGATGAGCTGATACACTTTTTCAACACTGGCAAACCGCTTAATCACTCTACGTGGGCCTTGTTCGACCGGAACAATTCACAGCACCGCACAGTTCTGTCCTTATGCCATCAGCTGGGCTGGGTGCAGGAAGAAAAACCGGAGTTTGTGGATCTACACCGTTTGGGTGGTTGGCTTAAATCCGACAGAAGCCCTGTGAAAACGCCGCTAAAGGAAATGACCAGGGCTGAGCTGTCTAAAATAATTTCAGCACTTCAGAACATTATCCAAAAACAGTACAAATAATATGGAAGAATTAGCAATTGCAGTGGGTATATCCACTTTCATCATGGGACTTTTTATGGGCCTGCTCGGTGCCCTGGTAATAAGTTCCGGATTCCAGAAAAATTCAAGAAATCATTAACCTAAAATTATACTTTATGCAGAAAAGTGAGTATGGAGGAATCAGTTTCCTCGGGCTTTTAGCCATCGTTTTTATAACTCTTAAACTGACTCAGGTCATAGACTGGTCCTGGTGGTACGTATTAATGCCCTTGTGGCTTCCCATTGTCATCTTTGCCTTAGTTGGGCTGGTAATGCTACTTGTACAGGCTGTCATCTTTTGGATCGCTCAAAGAGAGTTTAAAAAGCACCTCAGGAAATAGTTTGTTGGATATCCCCTGAAGATTGGATCCAGCCGCAAATGGTGGGCGCAGGTTCGACCCCTGCCAGGGGAACAGGAATTAAATAAAAGAATGAAATGGGACTACACACAAGAGACGTACAAAAAATTTTAAAAGCCGGATTTACAATTATCCGGGAAGACAGGGAACGCCTTGCAATAAAATGCAAAACAGCAACGCGGCGCGAATGGCATACACTGCAAAAAGACTTTGCCAGTAAGGCTGCAATGCGCAGGGAAATGGATCAGTTGCTTACAATTTCAACAATTATTGAAGATTGATATGAACACAGAAATCAGAGACAAAATCGCCAAAGTGCTGGAACTGGCCAACCGTGGTGTTGACGGAGAAAAGGAAGCCGCACAGATAGCACTGAACCGCCTGGTGAAAAAATATGATCTGTCTGACGAAGATCTTAGCAGAATAAACCTCACCCGGTATTATTTCAAATACAAAACCGAACTGGATAAAAAACTGTTCTGTCAGCTGGTACAATACTTTTTTAACGAAAAAGGATTGCAGATCTATTTAAGTACGGTTAATGGCCGGAATCTTTCGGTTGATCTGGAATATTTGGACTGGGTGACACTGGACAGCGCTTATGAGTATTTCAGACGGCACGCAGCTGCACAATTTACAGAGTTCTGTTTACCGCATGTAAAGCGATGCAGATCTGCCAAAACCAAAAACGCCAAACGGGCTGAGTTGCAAAATGCTTTCTTTTCCAAATATGTAATAGCCTCTAAAATTTACCATCCGGATCAGATTAAAGAAATTGACTATTCCGGCATGAGCAATAAAGAGCGTGAAGCTACATACAAACAGGGTCAGATCCTGGGCAATGTGAAAGGCGGTGAATTTCATACGCAGGTAACCAATAGTAAGAGAAACCTTCTGTCATGAAATATGTCATCTACAAGCGTAACGGTCTATTTCTGCCAGTAACTTTCCCTGATCACATTACACATTCACAGGTAAAAATCGAATGGGAAGGTAGCTTGGAACTGTATTCCGCTGGTTTCTTTAGCCTGAACAGTTTTGGATTACCGGTAATTTTACCAGGAATTTCTGAAAGTTTGAATATTGGCCCGTCTTCATCCGATGAAGACATTTTAAGAAGATTCTATCTCAACTGTGAAACTTCTCACTTCATAGATTACAGTGAATATTAAGCAATGACAGATCTGCAATTTCTACAGCTGCTAAAACGGGAACTGGCAGAGTGCCGGGTTCCGGACAGCAGCGGCAAATGCAAAAGCAGCCTGGACGCGCTGGATCTTGTCCAGGAGTTCCGGCTGAATATTGAAAGGAAAGTGATCAATGATTTCCTGACCGGTTACAAATCATTTACACCCGATCATATTGCCAGAAGCATTGCCGCAGAAAAAGTGATCCGCGACTATCAAAAACAAAAGACCAATGAAAATAAACGTAAAAACAGATCCTGAAACCCTGTTCCTGATCCACCGGATCATACGTGACCGGTGCCAGGAACTGGCAACTGACAGAGTAAGGAGATCCGGCAAATCCATGCGCATTGAACTCTTCAGCCAGTTAAGCCAGCGGTGCCTTAATTACAGCTGTAATCCTAATGGTAAGCAAATATCCCTCACTCTGAAATACCACCTCGCAAACCTGCTGTATGAAGTTCTTTGCAGTGCCGGAAACTTCGGAGTGTATGAAGCTAACAAAATTGAAATGCTGAAGAACGAATTACACCAAAAACTGTTATGAGAACCTTTATAGCAAAACACCAAAAGACCGGTCTTAAAATCACTTTTAAATACAGTTTAAACGGCGTTTTACAGCTGATTGAATTTGAAGGCGACTGGGAAAGTGAGAAGGTGAAAAAAGTAACGGCCAATCTACCCAGTGACACTACCCACATGTTGGAAAGAATTAAAACCCAGGATATGAAATCCGGTTGGATATTCGCTGAGCTTAGTGATGTGAGTTTTGAAAACTTCTATAAACAGTACCCGCGTAAAGTGGGCCCTAAAGAAGTCACCGAAAAAGCCTGGAACAAATTGGGCAACGTGGATAAGATGGAAGCCATACTTTCCATTCCGGAGCTCGTGAAACTAAAGTCGGACGGAACCGCGTTCCCTTACCCGGCAACTTATTTAAACAAAAAATATTGGAAATAATGGAAGGATATATTGACTATAACGAACAAAAGCCCGCGGACGGCGTGGAAGTAATTTGTTTTAACCCCAAGTGGATAGACGAAGATGTGAATCCTAAAGGTGTACGGATCGGATTTAAAAACGAAGATGATTTTGTAACAGCCCACTATTGGTGGTATAAAGACTGTTACATGACGATATCACACAGTGAATGTGACGATAACGATGCGTTTAGTGAGCAAATTAAAAACAATATTGAACCAACACACTGGAGGCCTATTTAATTAAAAAACACTGGAAACAATGAAAAGATCAATAAAATTAAGTGGCTGGGAAATTGGAGGTTTGTTGGGTACGGTCATAGCATTGCCTTTTATTATAAAATACAATATTGAAACCCCGGACCAGATATTAGCATGTGCATTATCAGGTCTATTAATCGCATTCATGCCACGCATATGGCGTTGGTTTTAATATTAAATACTGGAAATAATGAAAAGAAAAAATTTAAAGAAGGCTGCGGAATTGGAAACTAAAATAGAAGAACTTACCAAGGAACTGAATAGCTGGGAAACTGCAAAAGCGTTTAACGGATCTTCTAAAATTCAGATTAAAGATGAAGTTTTTGGAATGAATCCTAAATACAGTAATGTTGATCTTAATTTAATTCCCTTCAGTGATTTAAGATCGCAATATTTGGAAAGTCTTAATTATAAAATTGAGTGCTTAGAAAATGAGCTGGAAAAACTTTTAAACGATGGAGATTAACGGCTTTGAGTATCCCAAAGAAGAGGTTGTGGCAGCACTGAAGAAAGTAGGCTACCGCATAGTTTCCCATTCCTTTTACCATGAGGAGCATATACATGGGAGCCGTTTCATTAAGCATCCCTATGAATTGGAATGTGCAGTGAAAGGAGACCAGGAACCAACAGAAGAAACCTACTGGGCTGAAGTAGCTAAAAAAGAATTTGAAAAACCGATTGTAAAACCGCCGCTTGTATAAGCGTGCGGTTTTTTTTGTAGTTTTATAAAAAAAATTAATAAATGAAATACGAAGATTATTTTCAGGATCAAAGCACGATCCAGATCAATGTTATGAAAGTTAACGGTAGAAAACTTACAAAAAGTTTGATAGATCAATTCAAATCAGAATGGCCGTTTGATCCGCTGATGAACTTTACAGGCGAAAAGATTTTTGGTTACGTAAAACTCAAGACAGAGGGAAGAAAGGCTTTGGATCGAATTATTATAGCCCAAAAAGATGGAAAATTGGTTAGGTACTCTTGGGATAAGGCTCGGGAAATTTCTCATATTACTGGAAAATCAAAACTATCCGAAGTGAATAATAATGCTAGTAGGACATTGAGAACTTTATTTGGCGATGAACAATATGGAAAGCTTATAGCTTCAGGCTACTATAATGAGGATCATGAACTATATAAAATAGATGATGTTATGGATGAGAAAGCGTTGGAAAAGCTTATGGAGGTTGCGCACAAAGCCTCTGAATTTCTAAAGGAACTTGAAGAACACCAAATTTTAATCTGATGAAAAAACTATTATTATTTCTGCTGTTTCCTTTTTTGGCATTTACACAGATAAATATTGACAAAACCTGTGCTTTAAGTCAAAATGAAGCGCGGAAGTATGCTGACGAAGTCGTTGCTTTATCAAAAGACAAGTTCAGGTTTTTTACGATTGAAAACAGGCAGGACACAGACCATTATATTTACGTCCCCGCACAAGTAACAGATGCGGACATAGGTACCGGTCATAATTATATGAATTTTGAAACAGTAGAAGTTGTTTATAAGACTTTTATGGATGGGAAAAACGCTGATCTGAAAATTCCTGGTGTGAAAACGTACAGAATGGAAAGGGTTCACGGTCAGTTTCTTAATATATTCCCCTTCTGGCAAAAGTATTATGTACCTGAGGCTACCACCGAAAATTACAAAGATTATCAGATGCGAGAACTGCGAAAGGGTCAAATGTTAGTGAAATTTGTAAATTTGGATGAAGGTTATTGGTATATTGATAATGTTTTCTGTGCGAAAACTTTATAAACTATTGTAAATATGGAATTTACTTCCATATATTTGTATTACTAATAACCGAATGACCAAACGTTTACAGCGTAACACTCTTTTACGATATAAAAATATCCGGGACATCTATCTGCAACATAAAACAGAAGATATTCCGGATACTCGTATTTTAAAGCGGTACATCTACCCTAAATATCCCATTTCCCGCACAACACTTAATACCATACTGAGCACTCCAATTGATAAGCAGCTGGCCGAACTGGAGGCTAACAATTGTGAAGTCCAATAGTGTATACCACCCTTATTTCCTGCACACCGTCATCCCGCCTAACCTGAGAAATACCGGTTCTTATCAGTTTGCCGGTTCCGGATACTGGGTTCCATCCATGCAGTACCTTATGCGCATCGTTTACAATATCCCAAATTTCCCAGGCTTTTGCCTTTTGCGCTGCCGGTGCTTTATAACTGCTGTTGGAGAGCTTCAGTTTAGCAAAGGTCACTTCCACAGTTGCTGTTCCTTCCTGCCGGTTCACCGGTACCGCGCGGAAATCGGTTGCGAGGTTGCTGAATACCGCAGAACTGAGGCTAATCAGCGCGCATGGCCATTGTACCGGGATCTCATTACCGTATAGGTCCAGCTGACCCCAATTCTCATCTACATACTTTATTGCCGTCACTGTTTCGGCTATTTTGGCCTGTATGGCCTGTAATAGTGTATCCATTATGGTTGTAGTTTGTTCAGTATAATATCATTAAGCTCCTTCAGGTGATTGTCTACCACACCGGAAATAACTTCCTTAATTCGTGGGTGGTTCCCGATCACCCGCCGGGAAGGAATCTTTATCTTTTTCCCGATCGGCATCATGGCCAAAGCTTTGAACTGCTGCGCTTCAATAACAATACCTCTGTTTTTGTCATTTAGTTTTACATGCAGGCCCATTGTCTTGGATTGACTGGTTTTCACAGAACCAATGCTTTGGTAGTACATTGCCCAGAAATACCGTTTCATTTTGGCTGTAACCGTAATTTCACCACCTTCATTGTGGATTGAAGCGTAAGGCATTGAGTTCGTGAAAGCAATCTTTTCGCCCTGGATCTTTGCCTGGTATCCACGTCGCAGATTGTTGGTTCTGGCCATCATGGAGCCTTTCCGGTTAATCAGCGAGGTTTTCGGCCACGCCTGGTCAAAGAATGCTTTGCGCTCAAAGTTCCGGTCGAACTCATCCATCATTTCAGTTTTTACGTCTTTGATGATGTTTTGATGAAAAATTTGTAAATCCATTGTCAATTTAAAAATGTTTGTAACTTTGTGGAATATAGTTCCATAATGACTGGCGAAGAAATATACAACAGGCTTTCCATACGTGATCACTCAGGCAGTGAAAAGGATCAGTATGCTCAGTTTCTTCGTACACTGTACAGGTCGCTCACACTTTCGGGACAGCGAAATGAGTTCTTTGAACTCTTGAAGCAAGCTGATGAACAGGGCAAGAAAATTGACCTTAAAGACCATTCCTTAGAAGAGTATGACATTACTTCTTTGGTTTTGGTTTAAGTTTATCTATCAGCTCTACCGATTCGCGGTACAAATCCGGCATTATCTTTTTAAACACTTCATTCCCTGCAAATTTGTTTTCAAATGCATGAGCGATGAATTCCGCTTCTTTATTTCCTTCCCTTTTCCAGTAGTTTGCAGAATGTCCGCTGCCGTAGTTTGGATCCAGTGACATTATAGTGTCTTCCGCTGCGCCTACCTTCTCCAGAAGGTCAAATTTCCCCTTTGTAAACGCCCAGTATCCCATCTTTTCCAGACGCTTTTCAATGGCTGCAAAGTCCAGTTCTTTACGGTATTTATCCATCAGGTCCGTTACCTCTTTTCTTTTCTTCAAATCGGAATGCCAGTCGGCTGCATGACCGAATTCATGATAAACAACCGATTCAGCTTTCCATTTACTTTGCTTTCTCCTCTCATCTATTGGTATTCGTACGATGTTTAAGTCAGGCTGGAAATAGGCACCGGTAGTACCCTTAAGTTCCGGCGGATTGGTCAATGTCAATGGAGTACTTTTCTTAAGGAATTCAAATATCTCCGTATTGACATTTATGCCTAATTTCTTCTCGTAATCCTTCAGCTTCTCAGGCGTAAATTCAGGCTGTAAAATGGTTTTCACATCATCCGCACCCTTCACTTTATTGTATGGATGTTTCGGCGGAAACACCTTCTGTTCCGCTCCCGGATTAAACCTGAAAATTTCACTTTTGTTTTTACCGTCAGGGCCTATTTTAGTCGTTGCACGATCACCCGCTGCATTGGCTTTATCAGAATCAGATACCTCATACTTTGTCTTCAGTACTTCCACGGCCACGCAGCGGCACCGCCAACCGTTCGGGGGATAATAAGTCAGCCAAAACGGATCTTCTACTGGTAGTGTAATATCCTGTAAGGCGGCATGATCCGCACGTACCCGGTCATCATTTGCAGTCCGATACTGTAAATTATACCGGCCTTCCTGGTCTATCGCGGCCCATTTTCCGGCACTTTGGGAACTGGACAGGGCGAACTGCCATTCGGCTTCCAAATAGTTCTGATTGTACTTTGTATTAACCTGGTTGAAATCTTTGGCAAAAGCATCAAATCCGCGGATCTTACCGTCTTCCATAAGCATGGTTGAGGCTTCTAAAAGTTGTGCATGGGTCCGCAGTCCGGAAAAAACAAAGGTGTCATTTTCAAGCTTCGCCAGCATTTCAGCCGGGATATCGTTATCAGTTATTGCCGAGTTAAAAACCTTGTTGGTTTCCTCAATCAGTTTCTGGTATGGTTTGGCGGTAAGATCTTCAGGGCTGTATGATCCTTTTTCGTGCAGGAACTTAAACGCTTTTTCAGCAGCCTTTAAAACAGATTTAAAAACCGGTCCGTCCGACTTCGCAGCAAGATTGATTTTCAGACAGCTTTCGCAACTACAGTCATAAATATATCCTAACCGGGAATGAAGTCCGTTAAAATATTGTTTAGGGCTGACAGGCCGATGTCCAGCAGCCCTTAAACGAAAAAACTTTCAGCTACATTAAGATTGGTTCCCGGTACCGGTGTAGGATTCTGTTTTATGCCGGTTACCTGGATACCGAATTTGTCTTTCACCCATTCCGGATCGACATCAAAATGCTGTAAAGCCTGAACAGTTCTTTCCCACAGTGTACCGAGATCCTCAGAAATTTCCCACTGAAATACATAATCTGCCGGAACAACGCCGATGCGTGCAAGCGCCGGCATTACCTTCGTATTCATGTACATTTCAACCATTGCCATATCGGCAAGAACCAGTTTAGAAAGAAGTTTCTGCGATGCCTGTTCTTTAGAGTTGGATCCGTGCTTTGTGTCCTGACCTACGACGGCACCCGAAATTAAAAGGGAATTTTGATTATCGCAGAAGTTCAATAAATTGCCATACACGTCACCGTTGGTATTCACTCCTTTTGCCCACTCAAAAGATTCTTCTGTATCAATAATGAACCAGGCAGCAGAACCCATGTCCTGCATCATCTTTTTACCACGTGCAACAGCGGCGGGGTCGGATGCATCTGTCTTATACACGCGCGGCGGAATGCCGTAGATCTCGCACAGCTCGGACCAGCACGACTGTGCAAATCTTTTGAATAATGTATGCGGTACCGCTTTGTTTAAGAGCCCTTTTTCACCAGGTTTACCGAATTCCAGAACCCATGTGCCAAATTCGGGAACTTCACGGTATTTGATGCCTTTGTCTTCGTTATAGTCAAACAACATCACACCCTTTTTGCTCAGAACGTTTTGGCGCGGAATCAGATCCGCTTTTAACTGTGGTTCGTTTAAGCCGTCCTGTTTCCAATCCAGTTCAACCAAAGAATGTCCGTAGAACCTGGAATTGATTATATGTGTAATAAGATCATTGAAAAGCTCTGAGTTCTGAAACGTGGTGGTAAGTTCTTCATCAATGTCACCGCCCTTTTTGCTCAGGTTGAAAGATGAACCTAAAGTGTCCTGAATTCTGTTTTCAATCTGAGAGGTCAGCAGCGCATCATCCAGTATACTGTCGTAAAGATTATATAAAAGATAAACAGAAGGGCTGTCTGTATTATTAAAGCCATTTAGTGCCGCCTTCCATTTCGCAATGTCCTGCCGCGTTTGAGTAACGGTTTTTTCAACCAGTTGGGGAAAAAGTTTGTTACCTGTGCTTTTTGCCGTAGTTTTCGCAGCGAGCTGGTTCCGGTTATTGTGATTTCTGTTATTTCGGTTTCTGGCCATAGTGTGTTATTCGTGATTAAATTTTTCGCGTGATCCGTAGATGAAAGGTTCAGTTCCGGTGGTGTCATCCGTTTCCGGAGTTTCGGGAAGTGTTGAAAGTTTTATTTCGCCCCTGGACAACTGGCGCAGCCAGGTAACAGCACGGTCATATCTTTCTTTGGCAGTTTCGTAGATCATATCGGCGTTGCACAGCTCAATAATGTAGAATTTAGCGATGGTTGCCGTCATGCGTACCAGTAAGGCGTTCCTGTCATTCCCTGAAGCACGCAGAATTGCGGGTACATCCAACCGCGGCCGGCCGTCGCTCCATTCTATAGCCGTTAAATAGCTTCTTACCTCCTCTTCAGCTGATGCCATTGCCTGAAGCGGTATATTCTCATCACCTTCTGTGATCTGTTCTATTTGGTAACTGTAAATGGTGGTGCCTAAATCGGCAGTTGTTAGGAACATAGTTTTTTGAATTTTGTTAATATCGGCGGCTTTCTACCTGTCCGGATGCGTACGCCAGATCATCTTTAACCACACGGGTGTCAATCATAGTTTTACCGCCCTCCACGGCATCCGGTCCGTCCATTTCTTTGGAGTCTTTGGAAACTCCCAACCATTCATCTTCCATCTGTACCATCATTGGATTTTCCTTTTCCTTTTCATTGAAAATGATGTTTCCGTCTTCATTGTCGTCGGCCATGTTTTCCAGTCGCTCGAACTTGTCGGCCTTTTTGCGTTTGTCCTCCCTAACCGGAAGTTTTATCCCATGTTCCTTCCTGTATTTTTCCAGAAGCGGTTTTACTACTTGCTGATAATGCGGATCCTGAAGGCTGTTATTTTCGATAAACATCTTTTTCGCGTCAATGCCGTTCCTGTCCAGATAATTGTACGCCTGTCCGATCCAGTTAACCATTTCAGCGTTTGTTGCCTTGCCCAGCCAAACTTTGTAGATGTAATATTTGCCCTCATACAGTCCAACAATTACAACCGCTTTTGATGAACTGTTTTTCTCCTTGTTGTTGGAAGGTGAAGGATCCACGTAAGTCACCACTTTTTCGCATTTCTTCAGCGGCGGACATTTGCCGTAAACCATCTGTTTGAACGTGTCACCTTCAGCAGCGGGGTTGTTGTAATACTCTTTCTGTTCGGCTTTTTTGGAGATCTTCCTTTTGCCTTTGGAATTGTAGAACATCGCCCGGATCATCTCAGGCGTATTTTTGGCCCACGTTGGTTTTCCGGCTTTATCTGTCAAATTCACGATATCCCAACAGTCTGCGAGCTCACCCATGATGGTGATGGTACAGTACTTATGAATGATGTTACCGTTAATGATCACGAGTAACGGAACCGAAACCGAACGCGTGGGAATTACCGCTTCCTGGATCCAGTCGGTGTCTGCTTTCACCCGGTCTTTATTCCGGCATTTTTCGTCGGTATCAAAGTCGTCAATGATTATCGCGTCCGGACGTGCAGCATCGTTCCTGGTTCCTCTGGGTGATTGGCCGGCACCCAGTGCGCGGAATGAAAATCCGGATTTCGTGGTAAACTCATGATCTTCCCACTTTCCAATATTTTTCTGTACCCCGTAATCATTAATGATCCTGTTGTTTGATTCCAGGATGTTTTTATATGGCAAAAGCAGTCGTTTGGCGTTGTCTTCAGTGTTACTGATCATCAGCCAAACTTTCTTCTTTTTAGTGAAGGAAAGGTAAAGCGCTTCCATCATGGTGCGCGCTGACTTTGCAAGCTCACGGGACCAGGAACGCACTTCAAGCCATTCAGGATTATCTACTATTCTCTTAGTTGCTTTTTTGTGAAAAGGTGCAGGTTCCGCGGTGTAGTAAGAAGGGAAATACCACGCAAACCATTTTTCAGGATCCGCTTCCAGGGCTGCGATTCTTTTCTTTTTCTGGACCTCACTTTCGTGTATATCCACGGGTGTGCTTTTCGCAATATTGTTGCGGAAGCTTTCCCATTTCTGAAAAGATTGTTTATCTGCCTGCTTTGCCATTATTTAAGCATTTGGCGGATGAACATGTCAAAGTATTCACTGATGGTTTGGGATAACGGAAAATCAATATCCCGCACGTACTCGCAGAAAGTCATAGCAATCTGTACCGTTTCACCAATGGAGGTTTCGCCTTCCAGCTTGTGGATGGCATTGGTGATTTTGGCAATGGAATCCGTTTCCTTGGAGGTTGGATAATTGGAAAGAACCACCGGATCGTAAGCAGGTGCCTTAGTAAGTGGATTGCCTTCTTTGTCAACTTTTACAGGAACAGTCATTGACTTGGTTACAATCGGCCGGGTTTCAATTTCCTCATTGAGCCTGGCAAGCTGATCGTAAAGCATGGTGATCTGCTGAGCCTTGGTCGTCATTAAAGACTTTTTTAATTTCTTCCATTCGCCGTCATTAGCATCAATCCAGGTTTTCAGCGTTTTTTCGGTAACGCCTACCTTTTCCGCAATCTCCTTTTGCGTAAGGTTCTTTTCGGTATAAAGGAATTTGGCGTACTCCTTCTGTTCGGTCTTTTTGAGTCCCATGGTTAAGTTAGTTTCAGGGACAAAATTGCCATTATGGCCGTCAGATAGAAAGAATGTGTACAGTTTCTGGGCACTGTTGTACAGCTGCTTTACAACTGTGTACAGAAACTGTACAACAATTTTCAAAACACATTTAAGCGGCGGATGTTTGTACCCTAAAACGGACAGAAAAAGATGTCAAGACACAAGTTCACGCTTAACGATGAAACAAAAATAAACCAGTTTGGCTTCCGGGTTTCCAATTCGGGCCTTGACCTGGAACGCTTCCGGGCGAATCCTGTTATCCTGGACAATCATTCCAACAGCAACCTGTCTGTAATTGGACGTTGGGAAAATATACAGATTGAAGGCCATCTGCTTACTGCTGAAGCTGTGTTTGATGATGCGGATCCGAATGCAAAGGAAATAGGACGCAAAGTCGCTCAAGGGTTCATCAAGGGATCCAGTTTAGGTCTTAACCCTTATTCCATGAGCAATTTTGTAATTGCGCCGGATGACACTTATGACCTGGTAAAATCTGAAGTTCTCGAAGCTTCCATAGTACCAATTCCGAACAACGCCAACGCAATTAAACTTTATGCTGCTACAGAAGACAGTAAAAAGGAATTGCATGCACAGGACGTAAGTGAAATTCTGTTAATGGCCTCTGATCTGTCAAAATTTAATCTCAATAACTCCATGAAAAAAATCACCCTTAATCTATCCGCAGTGGCCGCCTTAGGTTTGCCGGATAACACCCTTGAACATGATGAAGCTTTGGTAAACCAAAAAATCATCAATCTGAAATCGGAACTGGATGCAGCCAACGTGAAAATTAAAGGCTTTCAGGATCTGGAAAACGATAAGAAAGCGAAACTTTCCGCGGATACGGTTAAAGCCGATATCGCTGCCGGTAAAATTGATGCTACTAAAGAAGCGGATTACATCAAGCTTCACGCTGAATTCCCGGATCTGTACAAATCCACTGTAACCGATATGCCGGCAAAGAACAAATTAGGCGCTCAGGTTGCCGCAGTACAGTCATCTGATGTGAAAACAATGGATGATTTTGAAAAGCTCAACCTGCATGCTCAGTTGGAATTCAAGAACGCAAACCCAGACGCTTACAAAGCACTCTTTTCATAATTCTTTCTTTCATTTTTACTTTTTTCCAGCCTTCTTTATTCTGAAGGAGGCTGGTTTTTTACAAAACTAATAACCATTAAAACCACAAAATAATGCCAGCAAATTTTCCAGAAATGTGGAGCGCCCGCGTAATTCAGCTATTGACCACCCAAAACGTGGCTCCTTGGTTAGACGGAATCGCAGAGCTTGATACAGACGTCATCGAAATGGGTTCCGGTACAGCCGGCGAAGCCAATTTGATTCATATCCCGGTTGAAACTTTTCAGCCTGAAGTCCTTTTGAATAACAGTACTTACCCAATCGAGGTACAGGAGTTTAGTGATACTGAAGTGATCATTAAACTGGATAAATACCAGACCAAGGCCACGTCCCTTTCGGATGACCAAATTATGGGTGCATCGTATCCGCGTATTGATTCCGCTACAAAGGGGCACGTAACGCAGATCAACAGTACAAAGTACAGAAAAGCGATCCACGCTCAGGCACCGGCAGCAGATACCGCCAAAACGCCTGTCATTAAAATGACTTTCGCAGGTACTGAATCCGGTACCGAAAAGGCAGACATTCTTTTTAACAAAATTGTTGCCCTGAAGGATAAATTCGACAAGCAGGAAGTTCCGGTAGAAGGCAGGCGTTTAGTATTGTCTACTGACCACGAAAACATTCTGTTGCTTGACAGAAACCGATTTGGTAATCTTTTGGCCGACATCAACAGCGGTACAGTAGCAAAGAAAATCGCAGGATTTGAGATTTTCTCCTATGTAGCTAACCCGAAATATTCGGCAGCCGGTGTTAAAAATGCTTTCGGTGCAGTGGGTGAGCCTACTACTGATCTTGTTGCATCTGTGGCATTCCACAAAGACAACGTGGTAAAGAAAACGGGCTTAACAAAACAGTATTTCAGCAAGTCGGACGCATCGCCAACCACGCAGACCAACCTTTTAAACTACCGTCATTATTTCATCGCAATGCCTGCGAAAAATGAAATGATCGGCGCAATCATCTAATTCATTGTTGTGAATATAGAGGTAGTAATTACGGCTTTAGTAGGCATCATCACTTCATTGGCTTCCTGGTTTGCGGCCAGACGGAAAAACCTCGCAGACGTACAGAGCTCTGAGCTTGAAAATGTTGAAAAGGCCGTAAAGTTCTACCGGGAACAGCTTGAAGATATTGCCAACAGATGGAGGGCTGCAACTGATGAAGCTAACACAATGAATCAACTGTACAAACAGGCCATAACGGATCTGAATTCATTGGAAATTAGGTTTAACCAGTTGGCAGATGAGAACAGAGCTCTTATTGAGGAGCTGAAGAAATACAAACAATTAAACGGAAAAATACTTACTCATGAGTAAAGACATTTTTAAAGATAATCCCGAACTGCAGGAATACTTTGAGACGTCCGACGGACAAAAGTTCTATAAAGAAGACCTGGCCAAAAACCACGGGCGTACGCTCAAAGATACTCGCGTTACCACAGTGTTTCGCGATCAGTCCTTGGAAGTTCAAAGGGAATCAGCAAAAGAAATTACTGCTAAAATACCCACAATGGATCTTCAGACTGCACAGGAGTACCTGGAGGCTGAAGTCAGTGACGAACCGCGCAAAACGGTTGTTGCCGCGCTGGAAAAGCGAATTGCAGAATTGGAAGATAATGTAGATCCGGGACAGGAAGGCGGTGCAGGTGCAAACACAAATACTGAAGCCTAATGAAACCCCAAATATCTATCTCATTTACTAATGGCGTCATCGGAGCGGTGACGCCATTGGATACGGGTTGTTTCGGTCTTGTGGCATCTGCTGTGTCTGTGGTAGGCGGTTTTCAGCTTGAAACAGCATACCAGGTTAAAAGCATGAAAGATGTTGCTGATCTCAAACTGGTAGACAGCATTGATAACCACCGGCTGTACAAAGCGCTGGCTGAGTTTTATGATGAAGCCGGATCCGGTACTGAACTGTGGATATACGGAATGCCGAAAACAGCCAAAGTTTCCGATTGGTTTACACCGGTTGCAGGTATTGCACCAGTTGAAAACCTTCTTAATGCAGCGAACGGAAAGATCCGCGGGTTATTCACCGTAAACGATGCAACCGCCGCGCCTGTAATCACTGCCGGAATGGATGCAGATGTTTTGCTTGCAGCCGGAAAAGCTCAGACATTGTTTGAAGACTATACCGCACGTAAGTATGCTCCCTATTTCACGATCCTGGAAGGTTATGCCTTCAGTGGCGTAAAAACCGAACTTACGGATCTAAGTACCCTTAATCACAGTGCAGTGGGTATTCTTATCGGTGATACTGAGACTGCATCAGGATTGACCATGAGCAAAGGGGCTGCGGTAGGTGTACTGGCCGGACGTCTTGCAGCTTATCCTGCCAAAGTAAATGCAGGAAAGGTTATTAACGGAGCTTTGGCCGCACCGCAACTTTTCATCAACGATACACCGGTTGAAAATTACGACTGTGAAGCATTGTATGATAAAGGTTTCATCACCTTCACAACCCACCAGAGCCGCGCCGGATATTTCGTAATGGATGATCCCCTGGCGTGTGATCCGGATGATGATTATCACTACCTGAGCAGACGCAGAATCATTAATGAAGCTTTCCGCTTTTCTTATGATGCCCTGCTTGATTTCTTACTGGATGAAGTTCCGGCAAACAATGACGGAAGCATTATGGCCACTTATGCTAAAACTGTTGAATCTGCGGTTGAACGTAAGATCTCAACCAATATGGGTGATGACCTCAGTAGAGATGTAAACGATCCTAATGACACAGGTGTAAAGTGTTTTGTAAATCCAACGCAGAACATCGTTACCAGTTCCAGACTGGATGTTGTAGTTAGGATCCGTCCTTTCGGATACAACCGCTGGATTGATGTGCTGCTGGGTTTTGAACTTAATTCTTAATTCTGAAATATGGCACAAATAAACGACAGAGAATACGAATGGGCAGATCTTACCCTGATTCTCGGTGGTAGAGACCTAACCCGGTTCCGGGGGTTGAAATACTCTGAAAAGATCGAACGCGAAGCAATCTATGCGAAAGGCCGAAACCCAGTGGCTATTCAATCCGGAAACATGGCCTACGAAGGCGAAATTAAAATGCTGCAGTCTGAGTACGAAGCATTGGTAAAAGCCGGAAAAGGTTCTGTTCTCAGCCTATCGCTGGATGCACTTTGCTGCTACGGAAACCCTGCAAACGGGGACGCAATGATTACCGACCGAATTGAATCGCTACGGTTCACAGAAGCGGCAAAGGAATTTAACCAGGGCGATAAGTTCGCTGAAGTAACGATTCCCTTCATTGCACTGAACATACGAAACCAAATTTAACAATACCTGACAGGCGGTGAACAGCCGCCTGTTTTTTTTTAACACTCACAACAATGTCAAAAAAAATTACTCAAGAACAAATCGACGCCTGGAAAGCTGAGCACGGATCTGTTGCTGCACTTAAAGTTGCTGACAAAATAGGATACGTAAAAAAACCTACGCGCCAGACCATCAGCTACGCTTCACAAGCCGGCGCAAAAGATCCGATGGCTTTTAATGAAATCATTTTAGATCAGTGTTGGTTAGGCGGAGACGAAGAAATTAAAACCGATACAGGGCTCTTTATGTCTGTATCCGGACAGCTTACCAAACTGATCAACATACAGGAAGCTGAACTGGTTTTTTTGTAGAACAGGCAGAAGTGGATCCAGATAGGGACTGGCTTCGTGTCCAGAACGCGCAGCTTACCTATTATTTCCATATACCAGACCCGAACCTGTTAAACGATCGCGAATGGGCGGCAAAGGTCGCCGAACTTAAATACATACGAAAATTAGAGACCGGAAACTAAACCATGACTAACGACTTACTATATAATATCATCGTTCAGATGCAGGGACAGAACAAAGTCCTGGCATCTGTAAATGATATTCAGAAGTCAACCACAAACATGGTGCAGTCCATCAATAAACAATTGTCTGCAATTAAGCTGAATGCAGTTATTGATAATGTGAACCGTGTAGCCGATGGAATTAATTCACTGAACGGTCCAGGCATGGAACTCAGTACTTCCATGTACGACCTACAGGCCATGACAGGCGTTGCAGGTGAAAAATTAAAGGAAATTGAGGGTTATGCCAGGAATGCTTCAAAGACTTTCGGCGGTTCCGCAGCTCAGGGTGTGGAATCTTACAAGTTGATCCTGGGTCAGCTTTCACCGGAAATTGCCAAAGTGCCAACCGCACTGAAAAGCATGGGTGAAACGGTTTCATACACTTCCAAACTCATGGGTGGCAACACCACCGCAGCTACAGAGGTTCTGACCACCGCGATGAACCAGTACGGCATATCGCTCGAAGATCCTACCAAAGCTTCAAAGATAATGGCCGCCATGATGAATGTGATGGCTGCTGCTGCCGGTGAAGGATCTGCCGAACTTCCACAGATCAAACAGGCCCTGGAACAGTCCGGTATGGCTGCCAAAGGTGCGAATGTAGCCTTTGAGGAAACCAACGCGGCTATTCAGGTTCTGGATAAAGCCGGAAAAAAAGGAAGTGAGGGCGGTGTTGCTCTAAGAAACGTACTGGCCACACTTGGACAGGGGCGTTTTTTACCGCAAAAGGTTCAGGAGGAATTCAAATCGATGGGAATTAATATTGATAAACTCAATGATCCATCACTTACCCTTTCCGAAAGACTGAACCATCTGAAACCGCTGCTGAAGGATTCTGCTTTAATGTCCGCTATGTTTGGCAAGGAAAACAGCAACGCGGCCATGGCTCTTATCAGCCAAACCGGTGAAATGGACCGACTAACCAAAGCAGTTAAAGGAACCACTGAAGCGTATGACCAGGCTGCAATCGTTATGGAAAGTCCAGCGGAAAAAAATGCCAGGCTAAAAGCTTCTGTAGATGATCTGAAGATTACACTTTTCAACGCCACAAACGGATGGATGGGATACGCTTCAGTTATTGGAGATACCGCACGGGATGTCGCGAACCTGGCTCCAATTTTCAGCGGTGCAGGATCTGCGCTTTCCTTCCTTACCAATACACAAAAAATGTCTGCGGTATGGACCGGCATAGTAACAAAAGCACAATGGCTTTGGAACGCTGCACTTACAGCTAATCCTATTGGAATTGTGATTGCAGGGGTCGCGGCGCTTGTTGCAATAACGGTCGTTTGCTGGAATAAATTTGAGGGCTTCCGGAAAGTAATCTTTAAAGGTTGGGAAGCCCTGAAGCTCTTTGGAAGTGGCATAAAGGATTATGTGGTGAACCGAATGAAGGAAATGCTGTCCGGTATTTCAGGCATTGGATCCGCACTGGTGTCCTTCTTTTCCGGAAACTGGAAGAAAGCCTGGGAAACCGGCAAAAAAGCCATGTTTGACCTGAGTGGTGCCGGATCCGGAAGTGCAGCAATCAACCACATTAAAGACGGCTGGACGGGCGCAATGAAGGCCGCGGATGCAGCTCATTTAGCTTACAATAAAAAGCGTGACAAGGCAAGCGCTGCCGACGTAAACAGTGGTATTGTAGCCCCTGTGGGTATACCTGGTGTAGATTCCGGAGGCGGTTACGCAGGTGGTGCCGGAAAGGCAGATGAGACTAAAGCCAAAGGCAGGAAAAACAATGAAGCAATCGCTACAGGAGGTCAAAAGCATAATTATATCACTTTACACATAAACGATCTGATAGGTATACAAAACTATAACGGAACCCCCGGATCTGCTGCTGATAAGGCAGGGGAATCAGTACTGGATCAGGTTCTAAGATTAACGGCTTCGGCCATAACAGCAGGTGCATAATGGAATTAACAAACGAAAATATACTACTCGCATCCCTTATGGGAAGTAAAGTAATAAAACAAATCCCACGCTTTGAAGCAGTTCAAAATGAGCTCTCTAAACATGTATTGCCTCCAGTGAAATTCCTGCCTGTCAACAGTGCGGCACAGCGTGTGGGTGATTCTGAAAATTATTCCGCGGGTTTTGACCTGTGGCAGAATGATGCTGCAATACCAAAAGGACGGCAGTTTTTTCCGTTGTCTTTCTATTCCCAGGATGAGCAAACATTGTGGACGCTGCCATGGGAACCAATGATCAACATTGAAGCTTCAAACCGAATTATCAAAAGAGACATCGCAAAGAAGGGAGCAGGTTTGATTGGTTCCATAAAAGAAAGATGGTCAACAGATGACTACAATATTACAATTACAGGTGCTTTTTACGGTAACAAAATGCAGGGACAATCAAGTGAGACCTATCCAAGAACTGATATGGACAAGTTGCGGGATCTGTTGTTAACTCCTGCCAAAATAAAGGTTCTATGTGAGCCGCTACAAATCTTGAACATCAATCACATCGTAATCGAATCCGTGTCCTTTCCTTTTACAAAAGGTGAGAATGTACAGGCCTACGAAATAAAGGCAGTAAGTGATTTTCCTTACAACCTAATCTATAAAAGAAAAACAGGAGTTCTGGAAGTTGGAATGCCTGTAGGTGGTGCACCTGAAGTTTAAAGCCATGTATCAACTAAACTGGAATATTACTTTTAAAAACAAGTCCGGAACCTGGGGCCTGGGCATTCTTGCTGAATGCACAATAGAAAAAAGTGTGAAGAACCTGGCGGATTACGCAACAATTATTCTGCCTGAGGCGGATATGAACAAGGTTCTGAATGTTCAGCAATCTATCGGCCGTGGTGACCAGGTAAACATCCGGCTGGGTTATGATGCAGATCTGGAAACTGAATTTATAGGGTTTGTAAAGGAGATTACCACCAATGACAGCGCAATACAGATCCACTGTGAAGATGGTTTATTCCTCTTCAGAAAAGGCGTTCCAAATAAAGAATTCAAACCAGCTACAGTAAAGCAGATTGCGCAGTATCTGGTAGATCAGATTGACAAAAGTTATAAGGTAGTTTGTGATTACGACATTCCGTATGATAAGTTCACCATTTACCAGGCTACCGGCTTTGATGTGTTGGCAAAGCTTCAGGAGGAAACGGGTGCTGATATCTATTTTGATATGCGGAACAAAGAACTGCACATTCATCCGGCTTATACCAGAAAAGGAGGTGAAGCGGATTATAGCATGCAGCACAATATTGAAACCAGTTCGCTGGAATACAAATCTGCTGAAGACAGAAAAGTAGAAGTAACAGTGGAAAGCGTGGGACTGGATGGCAAAACCATCAGTACCACTGTAGGAACCACAGGCGGCGAAAAGATTACCAGAAAGATGGGCAGAATGTCAGCTGCTGCGATTAAGATAATCGCAAACACGGAATATAAAAACAAAATGGCTCCCGGATATGAAGGTTCTTTTAATGCCTGGCTCATCCCGTATGTGGAACCCAGTTACACAATAGGAATATATGATGATGATTATCCTTACAAGGATGGCCGGTACTATTGTGAAAGTGTCATAACGTCTTTCAGTGAGGCCGGTGGTGTAAGAACCGTAACACCCGGAATAAAATTGAGCAAATAATGAGTGCAGATAAGATTGCGCAGCTGAAAGATAATTTACGAAAGATTGTGGCTGCAAGGCCAAACCTTCCGATTGATGGTATTGTAAAAGCTGTAAATGGTGATACCTGTTCGGTATCAATTGACGGTTTCGAGATATCAGATATACGGCTCAGAGTGACCGTGGACGGAAAAGATAATTTACTAATTGTCCCGAAAGTTGGAAGCCGGGTTCTGATGCTGAGCACTGACGGAACCATAGGAAACCTGACCGTAATAAAATGTGATGTTGCCGAAAGAATCATTTTCAATGAAAATGGGCTACAGGTAGAGATTGACAGTGCCAGTGGCAAAGTAAAGGTGAAGAATGAGACCACAAGTCTTAAAACGCTTTTTGAACAGCTGACAGATATTCTGAAGACATTGAAAGTGTTTACGCCAGCCGGACCATCAGGCACCCCGCTGCCGGATACACTCGCAAAGGTGATGCAGTTTGAAACCGAATTTAAAACGATTTTAAAATGAGTTTAAGCAGTACGAAAGCAGCAGCAAAAGCAGAAATAAAATTGATTCTGGAAGAAATGCTGACGCGTGAAAATAATTCGACTGAAGAGTTTGCGAACCGTCTTGTGGATGTTATTGAAAATTGGCTAAAGAATGCCACTATCAAATACATCAACGGTCTCAGTGCACCGAATGGCCCCGTGCAAGGATCCTTTAACGGTAAGTTGGAGTAATGAAAAGTAAAGCAACAGGAATCCAGTACCGGGGCGGTGATGTGTACGATCTTGAAATAAGGGTGCAGAAGGATGCAGCCGGTAAGATCATGAGCGGATTTGTAGTTGGACCTACTATAGAGCAGAATATGGCTTGCCTGCTGATTGCCGAACCGGGTGATTATAAGTTTGATTTCGGTTTGGGTGTCGGTTTGCGTTCCGCGCTGCTGGATGAAGATCTATTAAAGTACCGCCACGCGATAAAGCAGCACTTTGCACAGGATGGGCTTAATGTCAGGCATCTGGAATTATATAACCTGGAAACATTTTCAATAAATGCAGAATATGAATAGAGCGCAGCAGGGGCAAAGCTTTTTGGATGTTGTGGCTCAGCAAACCGGATCCTTTGAAGAGATTATAAGCGCGGCATTGTTAAACAACAGATCGCTTACAGAAGACCTTCAGGTCAACACTTTAGTAAAAGTTACCGACGGTATTGCGCTGAGAAATAACAGACCGGCAACGGCATTGAGGAGTACATTGCACCCAGGTTCACAACAAAAGGGAATCGGATTTATGAGTATTGGATCCACATTTAAAATAAGCTAAATGGCCAGAACAGTAACAGAAATTAAAAACAGTATCAGTGCCGCTTTTGTGGCCAACAGTTCTGTGCAGCAATTATATGCATTAGATCCTGCGCAGGATTTCAATGATCAGTTTTCCATTGTCTCGTTTGAATCTGTGTTTTTCGACGTAATTGCGCGTATTGTATGGACGCTGGAAAGCATATTTGACGTGCATAAGGCTGAAACAGCCGAAATGATCAGTCAACAAAAAGTTCCCGGACTCAGATGGTACCGTAACCTGGCTTTGAGGTTTCAATACGGTTTTGATTTAGTGGATGAAACAGATCAGTTCCGCCCGGACTATTTTGAACCCGGAAGCAATCAATGGATTACCGCAACACCTGATCAGGTACAGGCCTCTAAAATTATAAAGTACGCAGCTGTAACTAAAGTAGACGGTGCGTCCAAAATAAGTATGAAAATCGCACCCGAAAATGGTGATGACATATTCACAAATGACCAGATGACTGCGTTCGCTGAATACATTGAAGAAACGCAGGCGGCCGGTGATCATATTGTGATTGTAAATTATAAACCGGATATCCTGAAGATCAATTTCCGAATAGTTTATGATCCATTGGTTTTGCTATCCAACGGCATGAGCATACTGACAGGTGCCGAACCTGTGAAAGAAGCAATACACAAGTTCCTGAAGAACCTTCCATTTAATGGTGAATTGTCCGTGCAGAAACTTGAAGCGGCTGTTATGGCTGCTGAAGGTGTGAAGGATTTGCAAAATCTACAGGTTTCAACCAAATGGATCGAACCAGGTGTGGGTTACGGTCTTCTACAGCCCGTACAGATTAGCAGTATCCCTAAAAGTGGCCGATTTACCCTAATTGATGACGTTACCCAACAGGAAGACTGGACCGGATTAGAATACATACTGTGATGAATATATATCAATTTGACGTCCGGAAATACGCACTACTGCTCACACCACCGTTTTTGCGCGGGAATCTATTTACAGCACTTCTGTTTGCGTTCTGTGAACCCCTGGCAGAACTTTACATAAACTTTTTGCGAAACAGGAAACAGAACCTGATCCGGATGAACCACAATTACCAAAAGTTTTCGGTTCAGCAAAGGTTAAACAACGCTTTTGATCCTATAGAACGCAGAATCCGGATTGTGAACGCGGTGCAGTATGAAGGGGTTTATCTGTACACAGAGGCTGAAGACGATGCAGCCTATACAAAGACCCAGTGGTTAAGTGATAATCCCCTCTATCTGCGAACTGAGGCAGAGCTGACCAGTGAGTTTGACTTTATTGTTGAAATACCAAATACCAATATTAACCTTTACCAGTTACGCGCTGAAATTGATTTTTATATCCTGCCTTCAAAGCGTTACGAAATAGTGATAATTTAACCATGAAGCTTTCTTTTAAATTCCTGCAAACTGGCGGTATGCCGCTTACAAATGACCTGATGGCCCTGATTGAAGAGGCATACGGAATATTTGAAGTTCTGGGCGATCTGGCCGGACATCTTACCATCCTATCCGGGTGCGTAGTGAACGGTTCCAATGTCAGCCCCGGCATTGTGGCCATTGACGGCAAACTGTACTACTTTGAAGGTGGTTTGGCCACTGCAACGGTTTTTATAAACACTCAGGAAGTGCCTAAAGTGTTCCAGGATCAAACCAGCAAAACGCTGATTGAAATCCGGACGGTGCGCTTCGGTAACTCAGTTGCTCCTAACCTGTATAATTGGGCCGATTTTACACGGCTGAAGACCCTGAAGGAAATGCAGGACTATGCCACACAGGCGCAAATTGCCGCTTTACAGGAACAAATAAACCTTCTGGCAATAAAGACGGCCCCAATCATTAACGGCGGCATTGTATGGCCCTGGAGAAAGCCGGCAGCCGATATACCGACAGGTTGGAAAGAATGCATTGATCTGCGTGGTAAAACCATCTTTGGCCGTGATCCTAACGACACCACTTTTGCCAACCTGGGCAATACGATCGGTACCAAAACCAAAACGATTGCAAAGGTTAATCTACCGGCTGTAGGACTTTCCTATGAAGATGTAGAACCCGGCACACCGGACTGGATGGGCGGCGGTTTCGATGGGGGTAATAACAAGTTTACCCGCCGAAATAAAACCACTGCAAATATGGGAAGCGGTACCCCTATGGACGTACTGAACCCCGGCCGTATTGTGAATTTCATAGAACCTGATTTACCTTAACATGAGCACACCTTTAAATACGATATTCTCCTGGTTTGAGACCGGCGACTTTCCGACACAGGCCCAGTTTCAGGCCACATTTTCAAGCTTTTTTCACAGGGATGATACTATTCCCATTAGTAAAGTAGAGGGATTAGCTAATATGTTCCAGGGGCTTGCCTCCTCGCAAACATTGAATTTGCATATTAATGATGCTGATGCGCACGCTAATGTTTTGGCCAAGAGGGATGCAGAAAACATAACTGCAGAACATGCGCTGCGTTGGAAGGATAAACTGGGAATTACCTACATGGCCACTATTGACAGCGATCCGGAAGCTGATGACGGCAATGTGTATGATAAGGAACAAATCACCGCATTCTTTGCCACTGTGAACCAGGCCTACACCGAGTGGGGTAATATGATTCAGGAAATTAGGCAGGCCCTGATGTCAAACGATCTTAACCTGGACGAACTTCAGGAGATCGTAAACTACATTAAGGAAAACCGGCAGCAGATTGATGATCTGGAAGAAATTATCATGGGTAATACCACTGATGATAAAATCAGTCTGAGGGATGAATATCCGGAACTGGGCAATCCGGAAACTCAGCAGGCTTTCAATGTAATTATTGCTCAGACGGTGCAGGATCTCAAAGATGTAGACAATGACATGGTGAAAACAATTAATGGATCGTCACAGTTTGCACATGCTTTCGGAACCAATAAACTGATCGTGCAGGTCCGGGACAGCGTGACCGGCAAAAGTATGCTGTGTGAAGATTACGTGACCAATACGCATGTACAAATTAATTTTTTAGAAGACTTACAAAATCCGGCACACGTGCTAATAACCAAAATAAACATTTAAAATGTCAGATTATCCGATTATTGACCTGAACGGTCACGTTGAACATTACTTTGGAGAAGCCAGAAGGTTCAGGCTACAGAAATTTACAGATTTTCCTTCAACTGTTGGCGTTCCTGCCGGTTGGTTGGTAGACGTGAATGATACAATACAGCACTGGAACGGCAGCCAGTGGATCAATTTAGGTCACATTTATACGCACCCAAATTTTCCGCTTGCGACTAATCCGTTTTCAGTGGCCAAGACTTCTGGTCTGGAAATCCTTTCCCAACTTTCTTTTAACGATTCAGGACACCCAACGGCTGTAGGTTCCAGAATGCTTACCAACGCCGATATTGTAAGCATCTTTTTGAATGATGCCATACAGTCCGGCACTTTCACCTGGTCTTCCAATAAGATAAAAGATTATGTGGAAAGCTATATTTCGCAGGGGCTTACAGGTGCACTCGTTTGGCAGGCTACCAATTACATTCCCGCTGCTACACAGGGAGCAATGACGGCACCGCTGCCAGTATCTTCAGCAACAATAAAGCAAGGTATGACCTGGGTGGTATCTCAGCCGGGTTTTGTGGGTGCTGATGCAGTTTCAGCTGGTGATATGATCATTGCGAAAATTGATAATGCATCGAATAGCCCGGCAAACTATCAAGTAGTAAACAAAAACATTGAGGACATTGTAGCTGCAACGGAACTGGTGAAAGGTATTTTACAGCTCGCAACCAATGCGGAAGCAATTGCCGGTACCAACGCAGAAAAAGCAATGACACCCAAATCAACAAAGGCAGTTCTGGACGCAAAGGTTCGTTCCAGCACCTTCAACTTTGGCGATGGCAGTTCTACAAGTTTTACGTTCACGCACAACTTCGGAACCATGAATCTGGACGCTGTGGTTTTCAGGAATACCGACAATACTAAAATACACTGTGCAACCAAAACCCCAACGGCTAACACTGTAAAAGTGGACGTTTACGCCCCACTGAGCGTGAATGAATACAGAATCACAATTACTGCAAGAATAGATTAATAATGGCGCCGGAATATTTTAATAACTCAATCGCTGTAGAAGGTGAAATAATCGTGAAAACCATGGGTAGCAACGCGGGGTCCGTAGTGGTATGGGACCCCGTTACTAAGAAGCTTTCCAAAAGAACAGCGGCGGAGATTGCCGGTGATATCGGGGTGGTTCCATATGTTGGAGCAACTAAAAATCTTGATTTAGCGTCAAGAAGTCTAATAGCAAATAGTGTTAAATCCCATCAGTCTATTTTTAATCCTAATTATGGAGTGGTAGTAGCAAGCAGCTATGTACCATTTGACAGAAACAGTATTCTGTTGAAAGTGCCTTATCATGGGATGGGAGGCTTCAAGGTTAAAATTTGGAGTTACTATAATGGAAATATAGGCAAAGAATACTTCGAGTTTTTTATTAGTAATTACAGGTATAACGACGGGTATCATTTTCCCGAAATAACTTGGATTGCTGGAGATTCTACGAGAATAAACAAAGTGGAATTCTTAAAGGATGGAAATGGTCTATATTACATAAACATTGATGTTAAGACATCTTATCCGAAAGTATCTATCACCGATGTTATGATGGATGATAGTTTTCCTTCAGCAATTTACGAATGGGAAAACTGGAATATACAATTTGACATTAATGTAACAGGACTTATAAAGGAGCATCAAAAGCAGCCTGCTGATTTTAGACGTGATGATTTTGTACTCAGCAAAATAAATAACATTAAAGTAGGTGGTAGAAACTATATTTTGAATTCCCAAGAGGTTGTAACGACCACTAATGTAGTTTACTTCGCCGTATCCAGTGATTTCCCTAAAACCAAAGTAAGAAATAAATCACTGACTTTATCATGTGATTATTATTCCAAAGATGTAGTATGGGGAACTAACCCTAATGTGAATCATAGGTTCTTTTTTGAGTTGGCAATATTGTATACTGATGGTGTAACTCAGTATGTTACTATTCAGGTTACTGACACGGCAGACAGGAACGAAAGATTATCTAAGACATTTAAAACCTTAAACGAAGATATTGCTTCATTCTCCTTTTTTGTGGCATATGTTCAAAATATTGATAGTGGAGAAATCATAGCTACGAACTTTCAGTTAGAAATATCAGATATAGTAAGTGATTGGTCACCCGCGCCTGAGAACTTCGTATCTGACTGGAATCAGACGAACCCCTTAGCACTTAATTTTATTAAGAATAAGCCAACTATAAATTTCGGAAACTACTACACAAAATCTGAAGCACTTAATTTATTTGTCGGCCTTAACAGTGTCCAGACCATTTATGACACCAAGAATTTTGACAGTAGTCCTGTTGTTCCAAATGGTACATTGTCAGGACATGCGGTTAACCTTTGGCAGCTGCAAAATCACACCCACAACATAAGCGATATAACAGGCCTACAAGGTGTGCTATCAGAGTTATCCGGCTTAGCACACACCCACGCCAACAAAACAGTTCTGGACGGCATTACAGGCGGTCACGTATCCGATTGGAACGCCATCGTTGCAGACAGTATCCGCAACAATGGTCAGGCATTCGATTACAATACAGGCAATGGCTTAGGTATCGGAGACGGCGCGTACGGTTCTGAATCTGGCCTCTTTGATTACAGTACGGATTATTTGGTTGTAGGGGTTCTGGGCGACTATTATCATTACGGCAGTGCAGACGGCGGTTATTCGGCTAATGGAATTACAGTCGGAAAATACACTGGAAACGTTGGCATAGGTGGATACAACACCAGTATTTACAAGGCTCTGGTTCATGGTGCCATTGCTGCAACACAGGGTTTTGTACACACCGCTCACAACAGCCGGGACAAAGTGCTGTTAAGCAATGGAAATATTGCTTCTGCAACTGTAGACGTGGTTAACGACGGTGGCACTTTGAGAATGCAGGACTTCTTTGCTGACATATCCGGAAGTTCATTCATAGGCACGGATACCCCTCATAAGCTTGTACACCTAATGATTTCATCCGGTCATTTTGATCTGTACAATTTACAGGACGGTCAGCGTATTGTGCTTATAAACGACACAGGTGGCCAATGCCTGGTTAAAATTGAGGATTTAGATGCCTACGTAATTGAACCTAAAGAGAAAGTAACCCTGTACGTCGTAAATGCGGGTAATTATTACTTCTACGATGCCAGCATGCACACAAAATTTACATTTTAAACAAACATAACCATGAAGAATCTATTGATCATTTTAATGTGCCTGATGGTTGCGTCCTGCGCGACTAAAAGGCAAAAAAACAGGGAGAAAACAAAGACTGAAATCCAACAAAAGGAAACCGGTTCCAGTGCTACTTCATCCGTAACGGAAGTTATGGCCACAACTTCAAAGAAAGATTCTACAGTTCAGACTATAGATCAAATAACAAACAGGAGTGCAGCGATTTTCGCTCAGAATCTTTCGTTAAAAAACAACGGTAAATGTACTGATGGGGGTGAAATACGCTTTCTGAAGTTTACCGATGCACAGGGAAATCAAACGGAAGTGCCGGTTAATGACAACACTGATTTAGATTATAGTTCTTCAGCTGAACTCGAAAAAGAAAACAGTTCGCTGAAATCCCGTATTGAATCACTTACGTCCGAAAATAGAGCTCTTAAATCCCAGTTTGCCGCTAATAGTGAAACCAATTATTCTAAACAGCTATCAGCGCTCCAACAAGCACTAAAGAAAGACGCTGAAACCGAACGCAACAGCATTATGTCCTATGTGTGGTGCGGGCTTCTTTCCATAATTGGTTATGTAACAGCAAAGTTTCTAATCAAAACATACTTTAAACCATGAAATACAAATTAAGCAAAAGAAGCCTGGACAATCTTGAAGGCGTGCATCCCAATTTAGTGAAAGTAATGAAAGCCGCAATTACAGACAGTCCAGTGGACTTCACCATTACCGAGGGCTTAAGAGACACCGAAAGGCAAAAATCACTTTATGCGCAGGGCCGGACAAGGCCTGGCATTAAGGTGACGAACGTAGACGGGGTTAAAAGGCTTTCAAATCATCAGGATGAGGCAGATGGTAAGAAAGATGGTTTGGGTCAGGCTGTGGACTTATATCCGTTCTTTTCAGGTCAGGTGCAAGTGCATCACAAAGACACCATTAAGAATCTAAAGCTGATAGCTGATCACATAAAGGCTACAGCAAAGAAATTAGGTATTCGGATTACGTGGGGCGGCGACTGGAAGTCACCGTATGATCCACCACATTTTCAACTGGGGTAATAACCGGTAAGGAGGAATAAAAAACGTCCTCCGCTTTTAAAAAACTCTCACATCTTTTAAACATTAGCACGAAGCTACGGAGGACTAAAGTCTTCTGATGCTTCGTGCTTTTTTATGTAAAGATGTGAGAGCAACAAATATAAAACTAATTTAAAACCTAAATGAATAAGTACCACAAAATTTTAGACAAGATCCTTTCCAAAGGAAAAGTACAGGAAAACAAAAAAGGAAGTATCACATACCTGCTAAATGAGCAGTTAACACTGAAGCCCGGTGATTTGCTTGAAATCTTTGAGGGCCACGGAATAGCCCGAAATAAGCTTAAAACTGAACTGGATTTATTCCAGTCCGGCGAACGGCTAACGGAGCGATATAGGGATGCTGGAATTACGTGGTGGGACTATTGTGGGCCGATATTGGTTAATAGTTATCCTACATACTTTGAACAGCTGCCGGATTTGATTAAAAAGATTAATAAAGAAAAACGCAACAGTAAAAATTATGTTCTGTTCTTGGGAAGGAATGATACCGAAAGCAACCAGCAGCCATGTTTGTCATTAATCCAGTTTCAGATCGATCAGGGAAAACTTGCAGTTTCGGCATATCAGCGAAGTTCAGATGCTAATCTGGGCCTACCGGCAGACATATACCATCTGTATTTAATCAGCCGTCAAATCAATGTGCCATTGAAAAGCATTACACTGTTCCTGGGTAATGTGCATGTGTATGAAAATAACCGGGAAGGCACCATCAAGTTGCTCGCAGGTGAACCTGTGAAATTTGCTTTAAATGTAAATTAA